GTGCACGCGGGTCAGAATGGAAGGTCGATTTATTGGCTCGACAGAAGCGAGCCAAATCTCGTAGGACTTCTTCACCAGTAGGGTTTTTGAACGTTCTTATGTAGTTCGTTCTACGGGTAGCCACCCAGCCTCGAAGCTTGTCTATTAGTTCTTTCACATGAAAATCCGGTTGATGATTAGAAACACCAGCCACGCTGCAAGTCCACCGTAGATGATGTAGCTACATGGATGGATGTTCACACGCCACCATCCACGGCTTTGAGCACGCCTGCCATTGCCGGTGCTGCTTCAAGCAACTGCTGTTGAGCAGCCTGTTGATTGCGACCTTCGCGAATGGCATCAATTGCATCCATGTCACGTTGCCAGCTAATCGGCACCGCGTTGATGTCCATCAGTGCTGGCATCGCCGCGTCCATGTCGATGTGGTCAAACACGGAAGGGTCTTGGGTAGCGTTCGCCATCGCAGTCGCGAACTCGACTGTACGGAACAGACCGGCACCTTGCTCAGCACGCTGTGCCCGCGCTAACGGGGAGTCGTACTGAACTTCGTACTCAGCTTCCGCTTCAGCCAGTTCACCGGGCATGTCGGGCACACGTCCCTGCATGGACAGCAAATCAAGCTCGCGCTCAATCTGTGGTCCCAACGCTTCGTTCTGTTGACGCCCCATTGTCGGTGCGAGCAGTGCGCCTTTCTCCTTGGTCAGTTCCAACACTTCCGTTGCGGTAGGTGGTGTCTGACCTCGACGGTTGATGAGCACTTCGAAGATGGTGAGCAGGAACACGTCACGAATCGTCTCGCGCTCCATGTCCATCATATCGCGGTTGATTTGGAAGTTACCCGCAGGCAGTGTCTGCATCAGTGGACGACCGTCTTTGCTGACACCACCCCAGTTCACAGCACCGGGCAGCAGCGACACATTGTCCATGAGACCATCGTCGTGCAGGAGCAGCACCGGGTCAGCGTGGCGTTGACCTTGCTTGAGCATGGTCTTCTTTTCTTCGTTCAACACCTTGATGGCTGGCAACGCCATCATCGCAGGCGAACGACCGTACATCTCACCGGGCGCAGTGACGTACCGGCTGATGCTGAACGGGAACGAACCGAAGCCACCCTCGTGCATGACTTGCTTGTCGTCCACGTCAATCCAGTACGACGCGTACGCCATGTTGCGCGCGTCGTAGCGGTCTGGGTCACGTTCCCATCGTGGCTTGATGCAGTGGATGACCTCGTGCTCTTTGTCGTGGTCCTTGCCGGTCTTCTCATTCCACTGCTTCTCTACACGCTCTGGCAGCGTCCAGCCACGAACTTGAGCACGCAGTGCCATCTGCCGAGTCGTCATGGGAAAGCGTCGATACGCGGTGTCGATGATGCCTTGGTGGTTCACGTCGAAATAGACTTCACTCAAGTGCATGCAGCGGTAACGCAACCCACCAGCGTCGTTCGCGTCAATCCACATCGCGCCGGTACCGAACGCACCAAGCGACATGTAACGCTCGAACTGGTTCATCTGGTGGTTTGCTTGGGTGCGGTTGCGCTCAAACCAAAGCGCGTTGTTGACTTCCTCGAACCACTTACGCACACGGTAGTTGCGGTTCAACTCGGGTATCGCGGACTTGAGCACATGCCACTTCTCGTGCTGTGGCGTGAGCAATGATTCCATGACTGACGCGAAACGCTCCAGTGCAATCGAAGCCGTGCTATCGAATGACTTCTCAGTGCGCTTCTCGCCAGACTGCCGCTGACCCTGGCGGGTAAAGAAGATGCCAGCTTGACGCGGGATAACGCGCTCAGCAATCTCTTCCCAGTGCGATTCCCAAACCCCACGATGGTTCGCTTTGCGTTCCTGTGCGGCAACGATGTCGTTCGCCAAACTGGACATCTTTAACCTCCTTAACCTAGTAGAACTTGTGACGCGCTCTGACCAAAGTCAGAAGCACCTTCACCACCTGTGAGCACCGTCGATGCCCGCCCGCGTGCGTTACGTAGTCGCTTTCTCTCTGCGGCGGCAGCGTCAGCTACCTCCTGTGAGTTGTCGCGCGTAACCGGCGCGGGTGGCGGCGTAGGAGAAGGACTCCCACCACCAAATAGACCACCCATATCATTTCCTCTTGCAAGAGTTACCAGTTTGTGCTCAGCCGAGCACCGCGTAATCTACACCCTCTGCGAACTGGCGTCGAGAATGCGCTCTTGACGCGGGTCGGTCCCTTCTGGCAACCGGACGCGCGAACGTAACAGCAAACGCTGACGCCTTGTTAGGCGACGCCAGCCCGCGCTTCTTCATGTCACGAGTCGATTCCAACTTCAGCTTGCCGTTGTTCGAGTAGTCGTACGTCGGACCACTCAGGTCATCGTGTAGCTCGCTATCGCGGCTTATCGAACTGTAAGGCAACGCGTCCTTCATCCGGTCCCAACACTCCGTTCTGTGGTCAGCGTAGTCATCCTTGTCATCCGGCTTGCCACCCATCGACACTTCGATGATTTTGTAGCGACGGTCTTTCAAAATATCAATCAGCCCGCCACCCACACCGTCGCCTTCGATGAACACAGCGTCTGGGTTCCTGTCTTCAATCTCGCGCGCGATGACATTCGCCAACTGCACGATGCTGCCCTTCGGCAAGCTGATGCCCTCGTGCACGGTCCAGTCGCGACCTTGCCTGAAAACTATCTCTGCTGCGTCATCCCCAAACCGAGCCGGGTCAACACCCATGAGTAGGGGCGCACCAGCATCGCGTTCGATTGCGCGCTCAATAGCTTCCTCAACAGTTCCGCGTCCGATGAACTGCTTGTCACCATGTCGCGGGAACATGCCATACACTTCCACCCGTGCCTCGTCCGAATCAGCACCGTGTCGGTCAATGATGTCTTGGTAGATTTGTGCGTCATTCTCTTCAACACTCCTGGCATCAATGTTCTCGCGGTCCCACTGGTCCCTGTTCACATGGAAGCAGTTGAAGAACTCGCCGGTCGGGTTCCGTGGGTTAGAAATTGCAATCCAGATACGATGCAGCGTCTTGTCAGTGAAGTAGCCTTGAGCGACAGGCCAGATGTTCGTGCTTATCCCACTTGCCTCATCGAACAACACTGCCATGCCAAGTTGACTATGCGGTCCAGCAAACGCGTCTGGATTCTCTTCACTCCATAGCCGTGCTTGGATGTACCAGTACGATTCGTCCAACTGCGTGCTCTGGCGCAGTAGCTGCACCAACCACGACGCCGGTTTGATGCTCATCGCTTGGTACTCGAACCAATGCGAGTTCATGGACATTGATGCCCACTTCTTGATTTCAGGAAACGTCGTGTCCTTCAACTGGGACTCGGTGTTTGCTGAAACGATAGTCGTTGAACCCATCACGGTCGAGAACAACCACAAAGCTACCCACGCCAGGAATGCTGACTTACCGATGCCACGTCCGCTTGCCCGTGCCATCCGAAAGAGTTCTGGTGATAACTCCAGTGCTGACTTCGCCCGGTTCGAGCGCATGTGGTCGCGCATCTTCTTCAGTGCCCGCACCTGCCACTTACGCGGCTTCTTGTCTTGGAGTGGACCGGGTTGACCCCAGGGAAAGGCAAAGAGCACGAACGAGAGTGGGTCATCACTCAGTTCGAGCAATTGCTTTATCAACTGTTCTTCGTTGGGGAGAGGTTTGCTCATTTAGATGACCACGGGGTTTTGAAGGTTTGACCAGTCTTGGGTATACGAATCATCTTGACCTTGCTGTTCTGCTGGTACTGCCAGCGTTTGGCGGGCACGGCGCGTGGGTCATCAACACAGTAGTTGAGAAACCACAATCCGCAGATTTGATAGAGATGAGGTTTTTGCATATCAGCAAGTTACCTTGTCGTACTGCAAGAAATATATAATTTCAGCAAACAGTGACGGATGGAGGTAGAGGGCGGGTGGAGCGCGCGCGAGGATTTTCCCCCCACCCCCCGCCTACCCCCCCCGTGCGTGCGCGTTCCTTGACGCGTGCACGCACACGGTCATCGACGCACGATGCGCGCGCGGACTTTGACGCGACGTATGCGCACGGTTCCTCGACGCGAGCACGGCGCGTGAAAGGCAACAGGCGAGCGAGCGAGCGTGCAGCCGCGACGATGAACCGCACGCCTGTCTACCTTCTACCCTCACAGCAGGTCAGCCACGTCAGCAGGCACGGCACTGGATGAATGTACAGTATCCTCGATGTGCTCGGCTACTCCGTCAATCAGCACACCAGTCGCGCCGAGTTCGTGCGACATCTTCACCACGCGTTGCCGTGCGTCTTCAATCAGCACTGACAGGTCGATGCGCTGGTCAAGCGTGGTGTGTACTTCCTTCGGGATGCACTTGCCGACAAGTTGCGCGAAGACTTTTGGTTCACGCACGGCTAGGCGTTCCAAGTAGGCAATGCCACCGACATTCTGGAACGCCTGCTGCACGGCTTCGCGTAAGTCGCCGCCAAGTTTATTTCGCGAGCCGCGCGGCCTGCCGGTTCGCTTACCATCTAGGTGCGACACATCTCGCTTGTTTTCGCTCACCTTGTCTTACCTTTGCTGTACTTCTTTAGTTCGGGCTATGGGTGTACAGCAAAACAAGGGCATATGCAAAATGCCTTGCTGCTAAGCAAACACGATATGGATAAAAAGCTTGCAGTTCAGCAAACCGCATGTTGAAATAGCTCCACGGTCGAGAAACGGACCAGCCGGGAAAGGCGCAGCACCTCTCACAGTAAGTGCAACAGCAACCCGACCACTGACCCGATTCGAGACGCCGACCAAGCGATGCAACGTTCAACATCGCACACGTCGCCTAAACTGTACGCAGCAAGGTCTAACCATTGCGAGCACGAAAGCTCAAGGGTTAGGCGCACGGGTCGAAAGACGCGCACTTGCCAATTACCTCGATTGATATATCGAAACCCAATCGAATCGAAACTACCTGTTCGCTAGTTGATGAACGCATAACTTGCACACTCTCAACGTTGAACGGCAGGCTTTCATGTTGTCGGCGCGCACCACTCACAGTAAGTGCACAGCAACAACACATTCGGCTGGGTCTGCACAGCGTGGTTCGCTGTGTACTGATGAGACAAACCACAATCGAGGTATTGAGAATGACCACTGAACAAAAATACATCTTTTGCCAAATGGACAAAGACGAGTCAGGGATGCTACTCAACAGCCTTACACCTAGGGCGATTAAGCGTCGCGAGTCTTATCGTGACAACAACGTTGCTGATTCGGTAAGACAACAGATTGAAGAGATTGGATTTTGGAACGGTACGGATTGCAAAACAGCAGTCTATTAAACGTCGAAACGCTGGCAACTGTCAGCGTCTGCACAGCGTGGTTCGCTGTGTACTGATGAGACAAACCACAATCGAGGTAACGAAAATGACAACCGAAACATACAATGGCTGGACCAATTGGGAAACATGGAACGTTGCGCTTTGGATTGATAACGACGAGTCGTTATATCGCCAGCGTTGCCGTACTTCGCAATGGGATAGCGGCATGGTTTCCGAGTTTGTTCAGAAACTGATGCCAGATGGCACACCTGACATGGATTGTGGTTGTGAACTTAACAAAGTTGACTGGCACGAAATCGCCGAATCTTGGAACGATGAGGATTGATGTCGAAACGCTGACAATTGTCAGCGTCTACACAGCGTGGTTCGCTGTGTACTGATGAGACAAACCAATCCAATCGAGGTAGTGAACAATGACACGCAAAGACTTTGAACTGATAGCGCGAGTAGTCAACAATACGTACACGAACA